GATCTGGCCATCCTGGATGATCTGGAGAACGACACCAACGTGCGCAATCCAGAGATCGTCGAATCCATCCTGGACTGGGTGAAATCGACGGTGTATCCGGCTCTGGATGCCCAGGGCACCCTGATGATCATCGGCACCATTTTGCGATGGCGCAGCGCCCTGCATTTGATGCTCACCAGCCTGGATGAACCTTACTGCAATTTCCATCGGCAAATTTACCGGGCCCTCCAGGATGACGGGACCTCGTTGTGGGAGGCGCGGCACCCGGTCGCCCGCCTCAAGCTGCAGAAGCAGTTGATGGGTTCTGTGGCCTTTAACCGAGAAAAGATGAATGAACCGGCGCCCGATGGCGGGTTTTTCAAGGAAGAATGGATTCATTACTACCATCCAGACAGTTTGAAGGATCGTCAGTTGGTAGTGACGGGTTTTTTTGATCCTTCCATGGAGACCGGCGCCATGTCCGATTATAAGGCTTTTATCACGGTGGGGTGGGACTGCCAAGACATGGTGTTTTATGTGATGGATGCGGTGATCCAGAAAACCACATTAGAGCAGGTGATGCGGACGATTTATAACCGGCACCAGCAGTTCAACTATCAAGTGGTGGGGGTGGAAGACAACCTCTTTCAACGGCTCCTGCTGAAGGAGTTCGACCGCCTGGGGTTGGAGCGCTCCCAGTTGTTGCCCCTGAAGGGGGTAACCCACCGCATCGCCAAAGAGACGCGGGTTGCCAGCCTGTCGCCGCTCTTGGAGCGGGGCAAAATTCGCTTCATTCGCGGACATTCGGACCAGGAGCTGCTGGTGGAACAGATTCTCTATTTCCCTTCCCGCACACTGCATGACGATGGTCCGGATGCGCTGGAAGGCGCGGTAGCTCTGGCCCGGCAAGTGTTGACGGGAGAGGCGCCGAAATACATCGGCGTAAAGACGCGGCATTTCCAGAGTCGGGGAGCTTTTTAGAGTGAGCTGTAATCAGTTGGCAGATTAATCGGCGCGCAGGACGAAAGAATTAATTCGGAGCAGTGAGCAGCTTTGACTAAGCCCTTTATGAACAAAAGCTCGCTGTTAGGAGAAACCATGGGGCTAAAGGATTTGTTTGGAAGACGATTTAAAGAGACGGTGAAGCCGGAAACCCGGGAGTTGTCGGCGGTCAGCCTGTTGGAACGGTGGAGCACTTACCCTAGTTCAGGACTGACGCCCAACCGCCTGACCGCGATCTTTCGGGAGGCGGATCAGGGGAACGTATATCGGCAGATGGAGTTGTTTGAGGAGATGGAGGAGAAGGACGCCCACCTGACGGCAATCCTCCAGACCCGGAAAATGGCGGTATTGAGCAAAGATTACGAGGTAATGCCCTTTTCCAAGACCCCGGAGGATGAGGATATCGCAGCCCAGGTGGGGGAGATCGTTTACGGCATCTCCAACCTGGAGGAGAGTTTTTTGGACTTGTTGGACGCCATCGGCAAAGGTTTCGCGCTGAGCGAAATCATTTGGGAGATGACGGCCGGGGTGGCCAGGGTAGAGGAACTGCGGTGGGTTCCCCAGAAAACGGTGATCTTTGGGGAAGACTGGAGGCCGCGCCTCCTGACGACCGAAGCCAACTGGCAAGGGGTAACGCCGCCGCTCTGGAAGGTGATCTATCACCGCTACAAGGCCCGCAGCGGTTATGCCAACCGGGCGGGGGTTCTCAGGGTGGTGGGCTGGATGTACCTGCTCAAAAATTTTGCTCTCAAGGACTGGGCGGCCTTCAACGAAGTATTCGGCATGCCGCTGCGGCTAGGCAAGTATGACGCCGCGGCCTCCCCGGCAGACCGGGAGGCCCTGGTACAGGCCATTCGCAATTTGGGATCCGACGCCGCGGGCGTGATCAGCAAGGCCACCGAGATCGAATTTGTGGAAGCCGCTTCCCGGTCGGGAGGTGTTAACCCCTATCAACTGATGGCGGAATTTTGCAACCGGGAAATGTCCAAGGCGGTTCTGGGCCAAACTTTGACCACCGATACCGCGGGGTCGACGGGCACCTATGCTGCGGCCTCGATTCATGCCCAGGTGCGCCGGGACCTAGTGGAGGCCGATGCCCAAGCCCTGTCCACCACCCTGAGGGAACAACTGCTGCGTCCTTTGGTGGGCTTCAACTTCGGCTGGCACAAGCCGGTGCCCTGGTTCCGCTTCCGATTTGAAGAAGAAGAAGATCTGAAGACTTTGTCGGAGGTGTTCCGCAACTTGGCGGCCATGGGGTTCCCCCTGGATATGGAGCACGTGGCCGAGCGGTTCGGGATGCCGATGGCGGCGACTTCCGGAAAGGCCAACGTCTCATGAGCCTTGGACTCATCCCACACATATAGATGTAAGAAACTTGCTTTGATTCAACAGGATCTGGCTCACAATGAGACTGCGCAACAGGCGGTGGTAGCTGCGGATAGCACGCTGCTAATGGGATCGAAACTCCGGGCGCAGCGGTGTTCGAATCCCAATCAGGCCGAGCAGTTGGAACTGCAAGCCCAAGAAACCAGGAAGTTGGCCCAAAAGCCGGGCATAGTTGCAGCAAGTGCGGTCCCAAGCCAAGGTTCCTTAAAAGTCGGGAAGTGAGGACGATGACGATGGCAGCAAACGAGTGTAGCCCAAACCAGGCGAACCTGCCGGAGTGGATCAGGGTACTCCCCCTGGGAAAAGTGGAATTGGCGGATCATCGGGAACCCTTTATGGTGGATGAGGCGGCCTTGCAGTCTATGGTGGCGGCCTTTCGATCCCGGGGAATTGATCTAGTTATCGATTACGAGCACCAATCCTTGCAAGGAGAACGTGCTCCGGCGGCGGGCTGGATCAAAGACCTGCAAGCCAGGACCGATGGCCTTTGGGCTCGGGTCGATTGGACCCCGCAAGCCCGGGAATACCTGACGCAGCGGGAGTATCGTTATTTTTCACCCGTACTGCGGCTGGACCCGGAAACCCGCCGGCCTCTGGCTTTGATGCACGTGGGTCTGACCAATGTGCCGGCCATCAACCATCTGCCCCCGCTGGTGGCCCGATGGGAGGGTGAGGCAAAGATCGCAAAAAAACTTAAGCCGCTGGAACTTACCCTGAAAGCGCCGGTGCTGGAAATGCAGTTAGTAAAGGAGAAAGCGATGATGGTGGAAAAACTTAAACGCCTGATGGGGCTTACGCCTGAAGTGAAAGAGGAGACGGTATGCGGGAAGGCGTTGGAAGCCTTTCGGGAACTGGCCGGGTTATTGGATCTCCCGGATGACGCCACTGTGGCACAACTGAAAGGGGCGGTGGAAGCTCACAGAGCTGGGGCCGCCCGCTTGCTCAAGACCGAAGAGGAAGTGCAGGCCCTCAAAGCCCGCCTCGTGGAGGAGACCACAGAGCGGTATGTGGAAGAGGCCATGAAGGCCGGTAAGGTCAGTCCGGCGCAACGCAACTGGGCCCTGGAATATTGTCGCCGGGACCCGGAGGGTTTCAAAACCTATGCGGAGCGGGCTCCAAAACTGGTGCCCATCGGGGTGGAATTACAGCTTAAAACCAAGCCCTACGACGAAGAGTACGACCTGGTCCCGGAGGAGTTGGCTCTCTGTCGCTCGTTGAACGTCTCGGCAAAGGCGTTTCTGAGGGCTAAAAACCACCTGGGGTAGTAGCGGCATGGAGTCGCGAGGTTGAGAAGGGCAAGCCGGCTTGCAAGAGGAGGCCGGGCGCTCATCTCAGGATCGCTCCCCAGAGGGCCTGGCTTAAGTAAGGTTTCCTGTTGGATGTGAGCAACCAATACAAAGCGGAGGTAGAAGGATATGTCAGCATTAACCCGTGACCGGGTCACCCCTTACCGGGAAGGTATTGAGGTGGAATACTCGGTGGCAGCCAACACCAAAATTTACGCCGGCTCGCTGGTATGCGTCAATGCCGCAGGATATGCCGTGCCGGCGGCGGACACCAGTGGTTACCATTTCGCTGGAGTCGCCATGGAACAGGTGGACAACAGTGCCGGGAGCGATGGCGGTCAGACCGTGAAACTGCGGCGGGCCGGAGTGTTCGAGTTCGACGCGGCGTCCATCTCCCAGGCTATGGTGGGAACGGACATGTACGCCACCAATGACCATACTGTTGATGACACTGCCGGCGCCACCAATCATATCAAAGTGGGCCAGTTGGTCAAATATGTCTCAGCCACCAAGGGCTGGGTTGACATCGCCAGATAACCGGAGGAATTGCGCATGATCATCAATGCAGAAAATTTAGCGCGGCTTTACACGGGACTCACCGCGGTATTCAACGCCACCTTCCAGGATACCCAGACCTGGTATGAACAGGTGGCCATGACGGTGCCGGCCACCACCCGGATTATGGATTACAAATTTCTTCTGGACTTCCCCATGGTTCGGGAATGGATCGGTGATCGGCAGATCAGTTCCCTGGAGCCCAAGGCCTTCCAAGTGGAAACCAAGGATTGGGAGGCCACCATCGAGGTGGATCGGAACGACATCGAAGACGATCAATTGGGGCTGTACAATCCCATCGTGGCTGCGCTGGCGCAGGAAGCCCGGAAGCACCCGGAGAAGTTGATTGCGGACCTGCTGATAGGGGGCTTTGACACGGTGTGTTATGACGGGCAAAAATTTTTCTCTGCTGCGCATCAAGTGGGTGAGGGTTCCGTGTCCAACTTTGTTGCGGGAACTGACGCTCCCTGGTTTCTCCTGGATACCAGCCGGGCCGTAAAGCCCTTTATCTTCCAACTGCGGCGGGGAGTCCAACTAGTAACCATGGATCGGCCGGATGATGAACACGCCTTTATGCGGAAGAAACTGCGCTATGGCGTGGATTATCGGGGCGCGGCAGCCTATGGCCTCTGGCAGCTTGCCTATGCCAGCAAAGATGCGCTAAATCCCGCCACCTACGCGGCCACCCGGGCCGCCATGATGTCCGTGAAGAATGCCGACGGCCGGCCCCTGGGAATCAAACCCAGCTTGCTGGTGGTGCCGCCTGCCCTGGAGGAGGCGGCCCGAGAGATTTTGCAGGCGCAGTTCATCATCGGGGATGCCGCGGTAGGCGGTGCCAAAACCAATATCTGGCAGGGCACGGCCGACCTCCTGGTAGTGCCAGAGTTGGGTTAAGTTCACAGGCGTTGGACGCCTCGCCCCACCAAGACGCCTGTGCCACACTGGGGAAGGCGGCTGAGGCTGCACGCCGCCCTCCCTGGTTCTCAGGAAGCGTTGGCGGCCTAAAGGCCCCAACCCAAACATGAGCGTAACTTGGCCCCGGGAAGGCTTTGAAAAGGGGGCAAAGATGATTCCGCTTTACTTAACGGCAAGCGGGACTCATGAGAGAGAAAATTATGGCTTACTGTTCTGAAGAAGACCTCCTCAAAATGATTCCCCAGGCCGATCTGCTCGACTTGACGGTGGATTCCGGGGACGTGCCCGACAGCTTCATCATCGAGGATGCCATCAGCAAGGCCGAGGCCGAGATCAACTCTTACCTGGGAGTCAAATATGTAGTGCCTTTATCCCCGGTGCCAGACCAGGTAAAGGCCCTGGCAGTGGATTTGGCCCTTTACCACCTGTACTCTCGCCGCAACCTCGTGCCGCCGGTGCGCCAGCAACGGTATGAAGACGCGGTGGCCAGTTTGAAACAAGTGGTGGCAGGAAAGATGGTGATCGTCGGCCCGAATGGAGAGGCGGCCACGGCGGCGAAAGAGTGGACTGACGCCCCTAGTGGGGCCCGATATTTTTCCCGGAATACCCTGGCGAATTGGTAAGGGATGCAAGCATCATGGCCAATGATCTTTGGACAACGGTGGAAGAGGCGGTCCTGACAGCCCTGCAGACAGAACTGGACGGCCAGATCAATACCCTGGTCTCCTACCAGGGGGAGTGGCTGAGCGACCTGGC